CAACGACCAGTATATCCCACTATCCTATTTTGATAATAAAATGGGATTATAATACGTTTATTCATTCTGGCAGGTTGCTTGCTAGTACTATACATAAACCTACTGTCAGAAGCATCATATCCCCGACTGTGCAAATACTGAGCCGCCTCTATAAAGTTGGCATCAGGGTGAGTCTGTTCACTAAATGTCTGTGTTTCAGGAGGAAGTTCCATGTCTGGCCAATCAATAACAACTGGTTCGTCTCGGCGCCGCTGTTTCATCAGAACTGCTGCCATTTCATCTTCTTGCATTAGCTCAAGCTGTAAACGTTGCACATCGCTTTCGTCTGCGCCAAGTTGCATCATGAGTTTTTTAAGACGATGGCTTAGTCGCTTGCCAGGGCTCCAACCTGTGGCATATCCACAGTTAAAGCAATTGTATTGGAATTTTTCAGCTTCAAATCTAAATCCACCCCTGCCTTTGGTATCAGGGCGGCTTTCACCATTAATAATACATACAGGACAGTTTCCTGACGTCCAACCGCTTGGATTGGGGCGCCAGTTACCTGGAATCAGAGTTCTAATATAGTCTGTAATTAAAGCCATACACTTATATTACAGTCTAATTTGCAATTTGTCAACTGTTCCGTTGCCAGTCAGTTGCCATTTTCCTCTGAAGAACATAATGTTGGATTGGAAGTTAAATGCTTCTATTCCTGTTTCACCATTAAACATGTGATAGAAGTTTTGGATACCTAGTTCAATGTCAAACCAGTCATCATCTTGTGGTTCTATAGCAGTTGTACCCTGTAAGAAAAATTTACCGCTATATCCAGAAACATAAACTGCCAGTGTGACAAGTCCATTTGATTTGCCGTAATAGGTGGGACCATACATAATACTACCATATGTATAATCTTGATCTGGTAACCAAGTTTCGTTTATTTGTGTTTTTAATGGTATCTGTTGTGCATCATGACTGATTTCAACTGCCAAGTTAGGACGCATATTTAAATCAGTATATAGTGGAAGAACTAATCCTCTGTCATTTGTATATGTTAGCACAAGGTCACAAACTTGTTTGTCTAATCCATTAATGTCGCTAGCTCGTAATACTAAACGACAAAAACCAGCGACTGGATCCAAAATATCAAGTCTACGCCTAATAATTGCACCGCCAGTTTCTCTATTAATTAATGTGGCATTTAGTTCCATTCCAGATAACATAATAGGCTTTCTGTCTTGGTTTTTTACATAGAATAATAATTCAGAATCAAGTCCACGAAAAATCTTAGCTTTTCTATAATTTACCGGCGCATTAATAGTTGTACCTCTACTGCCACCATACTGTGACTGCCCAGTAGCAATACCGCTGTCTCCCAGTGCGTACAAATCGCCTGATTGATTAATGCTGTAGCTTGTTGAATAATTACTCATATGTGATACCTCTGCATGTATTTATGCAAATCAGTTGAAATCGTGATTGTATAAATAAAAGTATAATGATAGCGAAGTACCAAGAATTATTAAATGAATATCCGTTTTTAACGGTGATAAACTATTCTGGCAAAGAATATTTGGGTATAATTCAAAATATTGATACCCAAATTGCCAGCATGTATGTTTATGACAAAATTATAGAGATAGATCAAAAGCAAAAGTTTCTTGAACTCGGAGAAGAATGGTGGTGGGAAACAAATAGAAAATTACCTATCAATATTGCATTACTTAATAGATGGTATTTTCAATACTGCGTACAGAGTTTTAATGTTAAGCAAATGGAAATAGTATCCGGCCCTGGAGTAAAGTTAAGTGACAGTATCACTAAACGTATCAAACGCAGAAGTATTAATCTAGTTAAAAAAAGTTAATCTGGGTATGCTAACAGGTTCATTTGTAAGATAATTGCTTGTGCATATGCATATGCGTGTGCCTTTTTGAAGAAATATTGATTGTCTGTTGGACGTTGCCAAACAGAAGTTTCAATTGTATTCCAATCTTTTCCAATTAGATGTCTTTTTGCTGGACGAATAATAGCCAAAACCATTGCCAATTGTGGTAATGACTTTGGTTGCATCTTCTTGACAATTTCAAAGTGATTGTGTATGTGAAACAATTGTGAAACAATGTCTTGATGTTCTAATAATTCCCACACTGGATCCTTTGACAATACCCTATCCATATGTTCTTGATTATCAATTTTATCGTAAATATTTACATTTAGGATATCAATTTTAAAGTAACCAATCTCTTCTGCTTGCTTATAGTCTAGTGTGCATAGTCCTGTTATTGGATTACTTGGGACTTCATGGAAATAGACGCCAGTATTGTGTTTTTTAAATTTGTCATCGTTTTTAATACTGGCAGGTGTATTTTTAATTAAACGCAATAACTTATCACGATTAGCAATGTCAATATCAATATCAGTATTAACGATCATAGCTGTGCCTCTTTCATTACACTTTCCACCCAAACAAAGTCTTCTACTTTGCGTTTGATCCTTATGCTCCAAAAATGTGGATCAACATATTCGCTTATAATTCTAATCTGTTCATCATTCATTCTATTAAGCAACTCTTGCGCACCCTTGCTTGCATATAACACCCAAGGACTGATCTTTCCACTACATATATGAACCACTGCAATATTTGTGTTTATCATAGTAAAATAATTATCATAGTTTGTATTGTTTTCGCTCGCCCACTCATTTAAGAATAGTACAGTTCTTTCCACTGCACGACTTACACTCTCGTTCTTTAGTCTATCTTTAATATAATTATTAAATACTGTGTCACTTGCCCACTTATCCAAACGTGTCTGATTTCTAATCAACCATGTAGTATAGTTTTCTACATTATCAATTTTTAAATCTATACAGTATGTTGCAAATTTAATAAATGCAGTGTAGTAATGACTGTCAGCAAAATCTTCATATGTTTTTTCTTTTTTACTGTTTGTTCCAACTTTGTAAAATAATTGATATGTTCTAAATCCAAGCTGTGCATCTTTATTATCGCGAACCATATGTCTGCGTTTCTTTTCACAGACATGCACTGCTAACGTGCTTTCCTTTTTAAAACTTTTTTTACAAAATCCACATTTAAAGGTCATTTAAGTAGCTTCTTAATTTCTTTTTTATCAATGCCGTGTTGTTCTAAGAGTTCAGTTAGTTCATCCTTGTCATGCATATTAATCATGATGTCTAATTCATCATCATTCAGATGACGATAAATCTTTTGGAATGTTTGATGTAACTTATTACTTGTGCCTTTTTTTCCCGGTGCAATCCAAGGATGGTACATACTTATACCCAAGCCGATTGCCTGCATAAGCTGTATTTGTAATTGAGGATGATGGCTCAGTGAATTAAAGTGAGTGTTTACTAGCTCATTAGTCCACTCAAGATAGTGTTCTTCAAATTGCTTGTTGTTATTTTTGCAGGCACTAGTATATCGCATAAGGATCCACGGTCCTACCTTTTTGCGTTCTTCATCAGTCAATCGGTTCCACCATCCTCGATCTTTGGTGTCAATTGCTAACATTTCATTTTTAATACTAATGTTTGACATTAAAATAATTCACTGATATCTAATACTTCTGGAATCTTGTTTGCTTCTTTAATAAACAATGCACATACTGGGTTTTCTTTATCTTCTAGTGGTACTACCAAAATATGACCAAACTTGAGCTTGGGTGCATACCATTTAACATCAGTATATATGTTAGATATACTCAAGTCAAGATATGATGGCATAAATCCAGTAAGAGGGTTAAATGCAAACGCATGAAATCCGCGATCATTTAAACTCATCAAGCTCATTACTTCTGGTTCGCCAACCATTGGATCACATACAACAACACTCCAGTCTAATGGAATATTAACTGTGTGGTTTCCTACCCTGAGCACCGCTGCTGGTGAATAAAAGCTCTCCATAAACACCAAAGGGTAAAAATAATAATCTACATTCTTTGGGTTACTATAATCTAATACACTATATCGTATATCTTCCACTGTGTCGGGTATTTCGTCCAACTCATATGGCTTATTATCAACTGTTAATATTTTCATCTATAATCTGCCTTTTCTAAACTGAACGGATAATTCGCGTCCTTATAAAACTTTTTTCTTTCAGCCAAGTGCTTTTTGCTGTATTTGGCTGTGCTTGCAATGTCCCAAATCTCCACATGATCTTTGTCGCTTGCTTTACGAACACCACGACCAATACTCTGTATAACCCTCACAAAGGATTTCCCAGGCTCCAATAGAACCATGTTAAAGATACGAGGAATGTTAATACCCACGGCAGCCACTCCATAGGTTGCCACAAGAATGTGATTAGTTCCTTCATTAATGTCATCATACTGGTCTTTTCTGTCATTGGTTTTCATTGCTCCATTAACAAATGACGAGCCTTCTATATTTTCAACTAATAGCTCACCTGCTTTAATTCTATCTACTAATACCAGAGTATTTCCTGTTTCGCTGATACGTTTAATTAACTCTGCAATATATTCCATACGAGTTTTATCTGTAGTCAAATAACTCAGCTCTGCTTGATAATTCGTATACTCTGATATTTCCTTTAACTGAACAATGTTAACATGGCAATTACTTAATACGCCCATGTCTTGTAGCTCGCTTGCTGCTAATTTATTAACAACTTCACCCAAGCATGCTTGAAGACTAATCTTCTCATGGTCTGCTTTTGGAATTGTGCCTGTTAGTCCCCAACGTAGTGGAATCTTTGCCATATCTTTTGTCAGCATTTCTTTGAGAACATCTGCCTTGGCTTGATGTACTTCATCTACAATAACACATACTACATCTTCGATAAAATCCTGCAAACTAAACTCAGTCTTGCCGTCGCGGAATTGCTTCTTGATGCTATTTAAACTTTGCCATGTACAAATTGTGTGAGTTTTACCAATGTCTTTTTTATCACCATAGTATACTCCTACATCCAATCCTAGATTGATGTAATCAGCTTCTGTCTGTTTAACCAAATCTTTGTTGGGTACAATTACAATACTACGTCCATATTGCTCTACACAATTGCTCAGTGCGGCTGTAATCAATGTCTTGCCTGCACCTGTTGCAATCTCTTGCAAACAATGTGGAGTTTCCAAGAACTTATTTACAATCTCAATTTGATAGTCACGCAACGTAACTGGTTGTCCTGCTACTGGATGTTTTTCAGGCCATACTTTATGCTGGAATGTGGTCTCGTCAACAGCCGACAGTGGCAGGCTGTGGTGTTCACGCATGTCCTCTATCTCTGGATCATAGCCTGCTTCCATAATAATTGGCAGCACCCTTTCCAGTAAATTGATGTACGTGACGCCGCCCACGGTAAAATAACTAATGCAACCATCCCACCTGCCCAACTTATATGCTGGGAGATGGTAGGCATGCGGAAGGAAAAACTTGAGTTCTTTTTCACACTTCTTTCGTGTGTCAAGATCAAGTCCTTCAATCTTACAGTTAACTTCGTCTTTTAGGATAATTTTGCATTTCATAATAATAATATACTACATATAAGGACAGGTGTCAAGATTTACTTCTTTATATAGAGTAACAGACAATACAGACATATCATTGTTACTGCTATTGATGTTGCAAGTGATGGCCAAAATGTATAATTGACAATCATATAAGAAAATATAGGAAAGAATACCAGGCTAACTAGAACAAAATAGACAGTTTCTTTTGCTAATTGGGCAAATGTATTGGATTCAATTCCACCACCAAAATGCATAAAAACTAGACTAATAATAGTACCCAATGGTATTCCCAAAATAAGAGCGCCAATTGTGGGATTACCTTTTTGTGCCGCCGAGACGACACTGGCGACAATAATGCCGCCAATGATTGCTTTTATTAAAAATTCCAAATTATGACCTACGCATGCATGTTACTTCGGCAGTTCGCATCCACTTGCTGCCCATGCTCTTTTTCAAGTCTGCAAGTTTAGTAACCATACGCAAGCTGATCTCACGCATTTTTTCTTTGTTCTCGATCATAAAGTCCATAAGAGCAGATTCCTCTTCCTTGGTAAAATCATACTCATTAAGCATGCCGTCATTTACAATTTGTTTACAACGCAAAACTTTTTCACGAGTGGTATCCATTGTAAGATCCAAGTAGTGACAGCGTGACATGATAGCGTCCAAGTGATCTTTAATCTTACCACGTACCTTGTCAAACTTGAGGTTAGTAATAAAAATAACACTGCCTTTGAACTCAAATGTGTCAGGGATACCTTCACGGCGCAGCAATGCACTGTCGGTGTTCCAGCTAATGTTACGCTTCTTGCTGCTGTCCAGTGCCGCTTTGAGAAGGTTAAGACTTGTTTCGTCATACAATACAGTATCACAGTCATCTAACACAAGTACGTTATTACGATCTGCATTTTGATATAGTACTTTATACAAACCAATAGCAGAGCTGGCGCCTTTGATTACATCAAAGCGAAGTTTGTTGCCTGCTAGTTTATCAAACAAGCTGTTTTTTTCTAGTACAGCCTCAACGCCAAAGCTCTTGCCTACGCCTGGAGGTCCTGTTACAACCATGCCACGCACAACGCCGTCAATTGATGCCTGTGTCATATCATCTAAGATGCTAAAACGTTCACGCATACGCTCAACAATTTGCTCATCTGTTTCGTTTGGGTTGTCAACTGCGTCATTTACTACTTCTACAATTTTAGTAGCTTTTTTAACACGAGTTTTTTTAAGTTGTATTGCAGTAGCCATATTGTCCTCCTAGACATTTCTTTAACTTACCTATACACTCTACAGTAAGACACAATACTAGTCAAGCGAAAAGCGAACAATAAAATCGTTCGCTTTCAATAGGTTAGTATTTTATTTGAAGACACCTTCAGATTTATCAAGAGCCAAAAGTAACTTCTTCCACATTTCATGCGTCATTGCTACATAGTCATAGTCATCCATGTTTTCATTCCACTGGCGCAGAACAACATTATTGTCACTAATAACCAAATGCACATCATCTAAACTGCCACTATCATCTAAAACAGTAGTAACACTTGCTTCCGGAAAAAATTCATTAGTGAACATTAAAACACCGTTAGGTTAAGAATTCCATAGATATTGATAAATGTAAAGTATACACTCAGCAATGCAATCCAGGCAGCATTTCGTCTAATACCTGCGTATGCAGTAAACAAGCTACTGGCAAGATAAAAGGGATAGATCCAAATTAGTGGGGGATTGTCAGCAGTAAAACTCAGCCACCCACTTGCAACAATCGCTGTTAGCGTACCCATCAGCTCTGCATAAAATGCCCTTGGGTCTGAAGTATAACTACTTTTAAAAAACGTCTTGATATTATTAATCACTCAACAACTCCCATAATTTTAACACGGTTCATCATAGTTTCCTTTGCATTGGAATATTTGCTATTCTCGTGCTTATTAACCGTGCCGCGGATTTTAATTTTTTTACCTTCGATCATATCGCTCAAATCAGGCTGATCTCGCCACCAAAACTTAATAATATCTTTACCTGCATATACACCAGTAATCATATAAACTGCACTGGTTTGAATAAATTTACAGTCAAGGATTTCAACGGCAATATCATACCTTTTTTTAATTTCACCCATATACTGACTGCTATGCTTTAGTTGTGCCATACGATCGTTGACATGTTCACGCTTGCGATCAATCTCAATACTATGTGGGAGGCTAGCAATAATGCTAACACCAAAATTATTAGTGTCCTCCATATTAGATAATATCTTTACGATGTTACTGTCAAAATTAGACAGATTGCCTGTCATTTTTTTAATCATTAACTTGCCGTTCAAATCAGCAATTATCTTTTGGGCGGTGGCATAAGTTTCCAAAGTAAACGAATGCCCGTCTTCTAGTAGATTAACAATAGAAGTTTTGTTGTCATTAACAACTACATTGTCATCATTTTCATCTGTTGCTGGTTGGATATATCCCATGCCGCTGCGGATAAATCCCTGTCGATTATAGACTTCAACAGAAGCTGCCATTACATCAAGTACTGGACGTTGAATACGTTTCATGTTACTACTTCCTTATTTGAGGTACTGTGGACCAGTCCATTCTACGGTATAATGATCAGCGAGTATGTTTCCACGTGCTGCGTTGCGTGTTGGAGTGTTAAAGCCGGCTGCTTTCAATATATCTCCCTTATAGAACTTTTTATCATTTTCAGATTTAACAATAAAACCCCAAACTGAACTCTTAGTGATAATTTTAATATATTTAATGCCTTCTTTAACTTCGATTTGATCATTAAATTCATCAATCATTTTTTGGATATGCGCTTCAACTTTGCGAGTACCATTTCGTGTCATAAACTTAGCATAGTCTGCTTTAATTGTTTCAATCAACATATTGATTTCATTTTGCATATCGTTTACTCCAGCTTTGTTTAACTTACTCATATAATATAGCAGTAAGACATCTTGATGTCAAGAAGAAAGCGAACAATAAAATCGTTCGCTTTCAATAGGTTGTAATTTTTATTAAAAATAATTACAAAGAAATATCTTCAAGTCCAGCCGCACGTAGTTTAACAATGTTATTAATTTGAAACTGTTTTGCCTCAAGTGCTTTAATCACACCGATAAATCTATTTCGCACTAAGCTGAAATCGTTGATGAGGTATTGTAAGTTAACTACTTCCTCTTCCCCATCAACGAATTTTTCAGCATCTCGACTAGACAGAGCCCTATTGTAGGATTCTAAAAACTTGCGAAAGATCTTACTGCGAGTCCTACGCATTTCTGTATTTAGAAATTCCAGTATCGCTTCGACTTCCTGAAGCTGATTGAAACGGTGCTCGACAATACCCGGCATGTCACGGCTCTGTTTTTCGAGATTACCTTTCATTCCACATTCATATCTAGCTGAGTCAATTTCACGCTCAAAGTGAGAAATTGCACTAACAATCTCAGCCATATTTGCAGTAACTTTACGATACCAAATGCTCATTTTTTACCAATCTAACTCTTCGTCATCTTCATTGGCGTCTTCAAAAACATCAATATCTTCTTCTTCCATTTCGAGATATGCATCAACTGCGTCACTTAAAAACTGGCAATGCTCTGCTAATTCTGCAACATTGTCTTTAATTTCAAATCCGTGGTCAACCAAATGGCCGACCACTTCTTCTGCGAAAGAATCTTTATCTTTGTTTGATGTGATTAACGAAATCGCACTATCATACATTTGGAATACAAATTCCAGATCTGAATCACTCAATACCATCGGCTGTCTCCTCGATATAAGGAGTTTCCTCCGTTGTGATATCCAATGTATCTTCTTCTGCAATTACTTCAATAGCATCAACAACCTCATCGTCATATTCGGTCATAATGAGATCTAATGCACCATCCTTGTTAGCATTCCAAGGCTTACGGAACATCTTGATTACTTCACCAGTTACATGGCTAGTATATTCCAAACTATTGCCGCTTTTCTTGAGAATATCTTTTGCTTCCAAAAACTCTACAAGACCACTATATGGGCTCATACCTGTTTCATACGGAATTTCAACTTGTACACTTTCAAACGGTTTAGCATAACGTGTTTTCATTACCTTACACGCTGCTCTAATACCATGTACTTGCGATGTTTTGTTACCATCTGCATCGGTTTTAAGTTTTAGTTTACGCATCGCAACAACAATGCTTGATGCATAGATGAAGCCTTGACCACCTGAAATCTTATCATCTGGGTCAAACATATCTTGTGATGCGTATGTGTGGTTAGTTGCCACTAAGCCTACATTGTATTCGCCAAACATATTAACTGTGTTGCGAACAAGTGATGTTAGTGCCTTGGGCTTACGACCCAGATCACCTTTCATATCACCAGCTTCAAACTGTTTAACATCTGTCGGCGTGAGCATCATACCCAGTGAGTCAACTACAAACAATACTTTAGGGCGCTCGTCCTTTTCCTTATCTGCAAACTCTTTCTTATAGTCTGTCATAAAATCACTAATAACTTTAGCAACATCATCGATCATAGCCAAGTTGAGTTTTAGTAGTTTTTCTGGAGACGTGTCTACGTCTAGAGCATGTAGCCAGCTTTCATCAAGTGCATTTTCTGTATCAATTAGTACAACAAAAATTCCTTGATCCTGTGCTTGTTTAACAATATTACCTGAAGCAATATATGATTTACCTGCGCCGGATTCTCCAGCTAGTACTGATACTTTACCAAGTGGAATACCTTTGTTGAAGTCTCCACTGATTAGTTTGTTTAGGGTATAATTACCCGTGCTGATCCATGTATCTGGATCATTAAACCCGACACTAAGTCCAGGTACCGCCTTAGTAATACTCTTGCGGAATTTACTTACATCAAATGGTCGTGCCATATGTATCTCCTAAATTAATATCGGAGGCGACTCATTGTCGCCTCCATAATGTGTTGGATTTAGTCTTCTTTGCGTGACCGGATCATTGCAAGAATGTCTTGCGCACTTGCTTGTGGTGCTTCTGGCGCTGGAGCGGGTGCTGCTGTTGGTTCTGGCGCCGGGGCTGGAGCAGGCGCTGCTGGAGCAGTGTCTTTCCAACCTGTGTCATTTGTTGCTTCTGCTACTGGTGCCGCTGGCTGTGGTGCAGGTGCTGTTGGAGCATATGAGCGTGAGCCTGATGCTGGAGCATCTACGCCGTATGGACGATAGAACTCTGCAAAACGCTCAGGATCATATAGTTGACCATCTACACTTGCTTCAAACATTTCCATGATTGCATTAAGTGCGTTTTGGTCTGGCTTCTTTGGAAGGAAGTCATTGAGATTATACAAGCCATGTGTTGCAATTGCGTCACGTTCTGCTTGATCTAGACCACGTTCGCGGCGAGCCCAGTTAGATGTTCCGTAATCTGCATACTGACCTTTTTTACCTTTGGTAACTTTAAAGTCTGTGCCCAACTCATAGTCAGTTGGAAGTTCTTGGAACTCTGGATCCATAAGAGCCGAACTGATAATTTTATAAATTTGAGGAGAGATTACAAAACGTCGAATTGGATTCTCAGGAGCATTGTCTTCTGTCATATCACTTTGTGTTACAAAGCCTTGGAAGATATATGAACGTTTTTTCCAATACTTTCGAGCCATATCTTCCATTGAAGGATCTTTAAACCATGGACGAATTTCTGCGTGTACTGGACAGCTCTGTCCTTCCCACATTTCTACACAGGGTACCTGTACAGTTACTGGTTTATTCTCGTCGCCGCCTTTGACGCCGGAAAACTCCATGCGAATCATTTGACGCTCTTTCCAAAAGAACGTATTCATTTCATCTGCATCTGGGAGGAAACGCAATGTTGCGCTAGTGTTTTCTGGAATGTTCCAGTGTGCGAAAATAGCGTTGTCGCCACCGGATGATCGATTGTTATTTTGTGAATTATCTTGTGCGAGCAATTTTGCTCTGATTTCTGCTAGTGACATATTATATGTTTTCCTTTATTAGCCTATATTAGTAGCGAAGAACTATTCTTCACTTTGTGTGTTGTAGTCTATTGACTACTTGCCTTTGTTTGCCTGTACAGTATAGTACTTTGAGTGCTTACTGTCAAGCACTTTTTGCAAAATAATTATCCAACCATTTTGCGTAGTGTAAGCATAACACCTTCATCAAGTGCAATGCTTTCAACTGGTTCTGAAACACGGTTGGCTGTTTTGTTTAAATACATAGCCATCTGTGCAACTAAGTTTAATGTTTTTGGTGACATCTCTGTAACCAATTCACTTAGTCTTAGCAAGTGATTTGCACCTGCGTCATTTTTAGCATTTGTTCCTAGGAAAGTAAGCATGGAGGCCAACTTTGCTGACGAACCATGTTGTCCACCAAATTTATTTGGATCCTGATGATCAGGATGGTCTGGATCATTTGCATCAAACGAAATACCAAAGTCTTGCTTGTCTTTAATCATATCGTATAGTGCAGAAATGGTTTCTTTCTCCATGCTATCTTTAAATGCTGCTTCGCCTACAATCTTATTGACACGAGTCATTGCTTTTTCCAAATCTTCAGTTGTAATAGTATTGTATAGGAATTTTTCTGAAATGTCAACACTTTTGTCTTCTTCTGTCACTTCTTGTGCTTGGAAGTTGTTATAACCTTTAAGTGTTGTGAGACTATTGATTGTTTCTTTTAGTCGGGCCATGTGACCACGTACTGTTTCTACAATCTCGGTATTATTCTCATTTACCAATTTGTTTGATCTAACATGTCTTACAAACTTGTTTAAATCTGCGATCTCTTCACATAATGATAAAATACTTACACCTTTATCATCATAAGGAGTACCGCCTTCGTTGACGTGCATCGCCATCGCTTTTGCTCCTGCCATGTATTTGTATGGGAAGCTAAATCTTTCACCTTGGGAGTTTTCAATGAATAAGCTGTGTATGTTACGGCTACGTGATCCACGTACTTCTTCGTTAACACCTTTTGTGTGCTTAATGATTAGTTTGGCTTTTTGCATTGGCATATAGCTCGTTTTTACGCCGCCAAAGGCTTTGCCAAATGCTGCTGATTCTGTTACACTTTGATGTGCAAAATCTTTTGGGGTTATTGTTTTATCAAACTTTTTCACTGTAAATTCACCTAGGTTCTTGTGGGCTATGTTTTTAATAATAGATATTAATTTTTTATTTGCTAAGACGTCGAAATCATGTCCCGCCTGAACTAAAACTTCTGCTTTTGTATCATTGAAACGTATACTTACCATTAAGTCAGCGTCTGACGAATAGAAGCGTGTAGCTTCTACTGGATCAGTTGTTTTACTTCCATCATTCTTATATAGCAATAGGCCGTAATTTGCGCCTTTTAATACATTGAATATTTCTGAACTTAAATCTTCGTTTTCCACATTGATGCCCTCTTGTTATATGTATTTATGCAAATAGGCTTATAAAAAGCTCATTGGCATTGGCTCGTCATAATCGTCATCATCATCTGTTCCTAGATATTCAAATGCTGCATCTTCATACCTAGTCACTTCCTGTGCCATGCGTACAATTAATACTAATGACATAACTAGATCATCAGTTTCACCTTCTTTAGCACTAAAACTATTGCCACGGGCAATAAATGTTTTTAATTCTCTTAATAGAGGTGCGCTGGCTATCTCAATTTTATCTGTCTCAACCCAATGCTTTAATTTAGCACATGATGCTAGCTTTGTTTTGTGTGTTGTAGTGAACCCACGTCTGAGCTTTGTACTATTGCCACGTTTTTTTGGTTCAGTTAAAAATGTTCCTGGTATATTTTCTTCGCCAATACCTTCAACCGTGACAAGTGCCGCTTCGCCAAGGGTGTTGTTTTCTATACTATAGTATATTTCACTCTTTCCTTTACTTTCTGTTTCAATATATTTGCATAATGTCTGCAATATTTTAACCTGCTGTTGTATTGGGGTTTTGTTATGCATCCACTCTGCCACTTGTAGCATTCCAGGAAGTTCGTATACTTGTATAGCTGCATTATCGCCGCCTGTTCCCAAGCTAGGATCTAATGCCAACAAATACAGTGCGCCAGGTTTAACTGGCTTGTACCAACGTACCTGTCCTTGTTTAGCCCATGGATCTTTTGATTCCATCATGGTTAACTTTAAACTACTAATTAAAGTTTCATCAAAGGCAATAAATTCATTTAGGTGTTCGCGGCGGAAACGTTCTTCACCAATTTTAGCTTCTTCCTCATCTGCCCATTCTTGATCTCTATCTGGATGTTCTTTCCAATCGGCATTATAACTCTTGAACCCATTCTTGCCTGTTTCTTTTTTGTTACCATACTCGTCAATCGTATTGCATGCTTCACGCCAAATTTGTGCAAACTGATCATCGTCCTGGTTGGGTGTACTGGTAATAATACATTTACCGCCAGTACTTAGGGTAGGAGATAGTGCTGTCCAGAATTCACGGGCAATGCTAGGACGCACAAATGCAAATTCGTCCAAGTATGCTAACGATATACTCAAACCACGTCCGGTGTTATCTGTTGTTGCCTGTGCGATGATTCGGCTACCATTGTCAAACTCTATACTACCTTTGTTGTAGCTAGTAACACCAGCTCGGATAAAGTTAGGTAATAATTCATAGCTGAAACGAATACGTGTCATAATCTCTTGTGCACCACTATATTTGTGAGCTGCAATAAGGATGGTTTGGTCAGGCATAAACATACTGTACCACAGTAAATACGCACCAGCTGCTGTTGACTTGCCCATTTGACGACTAATCAATGCAATACTATACCTATAATCATGATATGATCGTATTAGCTCTTTTTGGTACCCAAAAAGTTTAAATTTCATACGTCCCTTTGTTGGATGTTGTATCCAGCAATATTCTTCAATAAAATACAAAGGGTCATCCATGCATTTAGCAAGTTCTAATATCTGCTCTTGGGTGTATGTTTCTTTTATATAAGGGGTTTTAGTTAATTTAGTATCTACACTCATCTTGCTCTTTCCAAATTAAAAATAATACCGTATCTAATATATGTTCTTTTTTAATCTCAATCATCGACCAAATGCCCATTCACGTTCACGACACCACCAACATTCACCACAAGTTGTGGTCATCCAAACTGGACTGTCTCGATTGTGTCTGGCTTCCTGTTCACAACTTCTAGTGTAGGGAAATAATAACTTCATCATTCCCAATTGGTTGTACAGATGTGCTACCATTCTTTTATCAACATACATCAAAGGTAGATATCTCCAATTATTGATCCGGTCTTTTAATATAAATCTATCATGACCAGGATCACGTGCTGTATATCTGCCCTCAAGCAAATGTTTCTCTGATAGTGGAGGATTTTGCGTAGTCCCGTGAATAAAGAAGTTTGCAGTTCCTTTATTAGCCATCCCAGCTTCAACAATGTTTAAATCAGAACGTCTTTGGTCATCTGAAAAGTAAATATAGTGACTTTTAATTATATTCGTTCTAGTAAGTTGCAGCAATCTATCAACTACACTAGAACCATACTTGGCATTATACCAGCCTTTGGGTTGGTTAGCACAAGTAATAAAATGTATTTCTGCATCTGGTACATGCTGTTCGCAATATTTTATTGTCATATAACCAAGAATGGCACTATCAGCACCGCCGCTGAGGTTTACACATATTTTATTAATATCATCAGGTATATGAAAGGACATTTCCTGTCCGTGCGGATCAACATAATGGTTTACTGGATTTTTCATAAATGTATTTATAACAGAGAACAACGTAGTTAATTAAAACTACGTTGTTCTGGGGGGCCGTTCTACTCAGTTAGTAGAGCGTTACTTATTTTTCTTAGATTCGTATAGTGATTTCATATTTTCTACAGTGTGTTCTGATACTTGCACTTTCATATCCTGTGCGTCTAAATAACGCTTTAGACTTAGGTTTACGTTTTGCGCAAAGTCATATGCTTCGCCATGTGACGTTTGTTCAAGTTCACTTGCATCTGCTGGAGAATTAGCCCATTCATTTAATTTTGTTTGAATTGCTTCTTCTGATAGTCCTGCATTTTTCATCATGATTACCATCTGTGTTGTATCCATTGTAGGTGCTTCGTTTACTGACTCAGTTTTGCAACCACAATCACTTGCACAATCACATGGATCATTTCCACAACAACCGCATGAAGATTCTTCTAGCTCTTCTGATTCAAACTGAATGTCATCATCTAGTTGGTGTGCTGTTGACTTGTCCATTTTTGTTTTATATTTTTTGCCGTTAAATTCAAATTCTGATTTACCTGCACGTGATGCCGCTGCCGCTGCTTGGTTAAATGCGTTTTCATCTAAATCGTCTTCTTCTAATGATTCCCATGGTGCTTTTGATACTGATACTTTTTTGCGCTTCTCGCCACGCTCTGGTTCGTCTGCTGACTGCATTGCACGTTTCATTGCTTTTTCTTTTTCTTCGTCAGACATTGAAGATTCATCCATGTCGCCTTCCATTTCTTTCTCATCATGGTAATAGTCAGTGCCACGTCTTATAAGATCATTAAAATCTTCATTCTTTGCATCGCACCAGTGTAGTATATCAGCAATAATGTCACCTGGATGATCTGCATTCATACTGGTTAGAATACTATCTATATTTCTTACAGAGTCTGAATCGCCTACTGCTTCTTCTACTGATTCATCTGCCATGTCTGCTGCCACTTTAATGTCAGCCTCGCCATCGCCATCAATATCAACTTCAATCCAATGATCTCCATCTTTGTCGTATGCACTGTTTTCACAATCTGATGTTGGATGACCCATTTCGTCACCACAATCTTTACATACCATTTTTTTATTTTCTGGTGCAGCTTCTTTCATTTCTCTGTCAACTGCTGGGCTCTGAGCTACTTGTTGTGCTTCACGGCCTGCAAGTTTTAATAATCTGTCTAAATCACTCATTGCCTTTTTCCTTTTCTTTTTTAATTTTAGCTAATTCTTTGATGAAACTTTTGTTGTACTCGTCACCAAAAAAGTCATCGGAGTTAACCTTTTCAGCTTCGTTATATTCACCATCTTCTAATACACTTTTAACATCTGTTTGCTCGACTTCGTCGTCTGCATCAATTTCGTGTTCACCTTTTACTTTAAGTACACCATCTCTCAATCCAATCAAGTTTTGGATTTCTGTCTGTATTTGAAAGCCACTTACTGGTAAGTTGACTTCAAACTCATGTCTATAGACCTCATAACCTCTGTGGTTAGGAAAGTCTGTTGGTATACTCTGTAACATTGTTTTCTTGGCAGCACCGAGTCCGTTCGAGTCATATTTTAATAGGTGCTTCTCGATTCGATCACACTGATCGTCTGTTAATTCATGAATTGTCTTAATCTTAAATTTCCAAGATTTTTTAGATTCACTCAAGTATTGTGTATAGGATTTCATAGCTATATTCTCCGTTAATACTATTTATCTTTTTGCTTCATTTGGCTCACGATTTCTGAAAGCATGCTTGCCCTGTCGTTAACAAATTTGCCTTCTATCTCCTCTGGGTCGTCTTCATCATCTTGCTTTAATTTAATCTGATGTTCCAGTTTTCTTTCATCCATGTCAAGTTTACGTTGTCTCATTTGTAACTCGAGCATTTTTAATTTCTTGTCCATCTTTGCTTGTTTTGCTTGAAGTGCTGCTGTTAACATTTTACTTGCACTATCAAATACTGGAGCAGCATTTCTATCTTCTACGTTTTTGCCCAAATCAACTAACTCATCAAATGTCTGTATTGCTTTTGCAGCATATTCATCCATTTCTCTATCCAGTTCTTCCAATCCAGTTACCATAGGAAGTGCAGCATCAGTACGTTGTGCCAAGTCCAATTGCCCTCGGTATTCAACAATATTATTTTCTGCTTCTTCTAGAGTAATTACTTCGTCTTCAACATCAAGTGGAATGTCAATATCTTCAATAGGAGGTAGGTTGAATTCTTCTTCAAGTTTTTTTGTCATTTTCTTCTCTTTTTAGGTTTATTAAAAATTTGATGTTCAGTAATAACTCTGAATCCCAGTCCCTGTGCTCTGCACCAAGCTCTGGCCGCTTCCCATTTTGCATGGTTTACGACAGCTGCTGCTTTTTCTGCCTGGCTTTTTGCTTCGCCCAGTGTTTGCCCTGCTGGTTTAATTTCTACTATCTCGGCATGATTTTGCCCATTTTTGTCTTTGTATACCATCAATAGATCTGGAACATAGGTACTATTCTTTCCAGTAAGTGGATTTTTATATGGTATCCTGTGTGTCTCACTACCCCAACCTACAACACTGGGATGACTATCACACATACGGAAAACTGTTAACTCCCAACCGCTACGGTATCTTGGGCGTCCTTTTCCTAAATATTTTTGTGGATTTTGTGGCTCATATTCACCTTGATGGAATTTTGCCATTATTCTGTCTCTATTTCATAACCTTCATACAAAAAGTCAATTCTGTATTCTACTAATCCACTTTCACTATAGCTAAGAGTGTCTGCGCCAATATTTGTAATTATTGGGTTCCAAACAGTAATAGTGTTGGTATCACTCTCGCCACTTTTTCTTGTAATTGTTATTTTAGAAATAAAGTATTTTTGATCTTGTAATTTATAGCCAGTACCTGTATTGCCGTCAAAGAAACCAACTGATGATATATCATCCATTGTTAACATACCTCCAGCAGTATCCATTACCCCGCCATAATAATATTTTGAATAACTCTTTAGGAATTTTTCAATCTGTGCATCACGAGTATCATACGCAATTAAAGAAATTGGCGTATATGTTATATTTTGTTGTACAATTCTTTTTTTGTTGAACTGATTCAATGTAGTTGATTGAACATCGTAGCTAGGCATATCAATACTTACGATACGATTCAAATCCAAGGTGGTAAACCCACCTGACTCAGTCAGGTGGGATAATTGTACGGAGAATTGAAATTTGTGTCTAGGCAATAGAGTCTGTTCAGTAACCCCACTTGAGGTCTGATTGTACGCTTTTGATGCTGCATCACCTAAAAATCCCATAATCTATTCCTTTTGGTTTAGATTAGTTAGTACCAGGTGCTGTTGAAACTGAACTATCGTTTGCTGAGTCTGCTCCATCAGTACCTAATAGCTCGCCACTCTTTTTATCATTGTGTGATGCATTGTCATAACGGATTGTTGCAGTGATTTGCACGGCTTCTGAAGTTGCGTAGTTTAAATCACCATATTGAATACTTGGAATAAAGCAACCTGCTAATGTCCATGTGTCCATTACATTGTCATCGCCAGCGCCATTAGAACCATCTAATGTTTCAATTTTCATTGAAAATTTATAACTTGCACCAGCTTTTGGTGATGATTGGTCATTGTGGTTTACTTGGCGACTTAGTTGTTTGCCTAGTTGTGAAATTACTTCGCCATCTACATCATCACGTAGTACTAGCGTAATATCTTGCCACATGTGCTTGCCTGCTAAACGGATCTTTGAGTTGTATGTATCAATAGTTACATCGTCATGATCTAATGAAGGTCTTGTTACACTAACAACATTGCGTGTTACTAGTGGTCCACCTGAAACACCGCCTAGATTTGTAAATGTTACACGGAAACGGTATTGTAGTTTTGGCATTAAAGTTGCGCCGCTATCGTCAGCCGCGTCCACTGGGACACCAAAGTTTGAAATTACAGCCATTTTAATTCTCCTTAAAAATATTTGCTATTTGTATTTATCTATATTGCTCAGAAAAAAAGAGCAGGGTATTTTTCTGCTCTTTTTATATCTTTTAACAATTAGTTACGTGTGCAACTAACTCCTTTTGTGTCTTCTGGTGATTGTGCAAAAGGTAAAACTTTTAGTAACCAGTTAGTACTGATTTCTAAGTTTTCCTGACGTGGTCTGTTTAGTTCACCCATTGAATTTAGGTGAATGTCACAGCTAAAGTGCCACACATCATCCATGAAGGATACACCACTGTGGATTTTACGAGTGTTTACTATGTACCAACGACGTGGTTCAAATGTAACTACTTTCCCATCATGAATAAATGTAAATTCATGTTGGTTATTACCATTTGCGAAGTTCATTAAACGTACACTGTCACCATAAATGTGTCCATCTGATTTCAATGATTTCCATTTATCGCGGTGAGGAAATAAGTAATCTCCGCAATCATACATCAAACAACCAAGAGTTGTTGTGTTGATTGGTAAATCCCATCCTTGAGGAACAAAATTGTATTCAAACCCGCCTTTTGGGCCGTTTTCTGATCCTGCTTTTTGGTTATCTTTTGTAGGTCGTTGTCTTTTAATCAGCGCCGGGTTGTTATTAAATTCTTTCGCCTGTTGAATAACATCTTCTGGTAGCCATGCATCTAATTCGATGATGTCGCCTGCAGATTGAAATAGCCATTGTGAGCTCAGTGGCTGTACGTGCGAAGTTACCGTTGACTGAATGTGAAAGTTGTCTGATCCATCCATTTTAAGTCTCCATTCTTATATACTAGTATAGAAGATTAATAGTCTTCTACCAGTATTTAGCTAAAACCAACAAAAAAGGGGCACATAAAGCACCCCTTTTTATTATTTATTTTGATTACTTATTAACCAAGTTCGCCTGTGTTTAGGATACGGATTGGAATGTAAATAAACTCTGCTGCTTTAGTTGGCTCAATCGCCACGTCAATATAAAGTTCATTTGCATCAATACGTGCTGGTGTGTTGTTTGTTTCATCACACACAACTGCAAAGTCATAAACGCCACGCTGTGAAAGAATGTTTGACATAAATCCATCAAATGTTCCTTTAGCATTGTCACGTGTGTTTTTGTCATTTGGCTCAAACAAGTATGGACGTCCAATAGTTGCAAAACGCTCTCTTAGGTAAGCTGTTAGACGTGCTACATTAACACGATCAAGTGCTGAAGCACCTGCATGTAATGTTTTCTGACCATAAACAACAATACCGTCTGCTGCAAAGCGAGCAATTGGGTTTAGGCTGTTTAGATACATCGCATCACGTGTTCCTTGGTTAAGTGACACTGCTACAAATTCGCCTTCGCTGTTGATATAACCAACGTTTGCTGCGTTTTGTACTTGGCCACGTGTTAGTCCTGCTGGAGCAAACCATTGGAAACTTACGTTATCACTGTATGCATATGTATAAAGTACACTGTGTGAAGCCGGTGCTACTACACTTAATCCACTTGATGGATCAGTTGTTAGTACACTTGGATAATATGCTGCTGCATATGTATTGCGAGAAACTAGCCCTGCTTCACCATTTTCAATTGCATTAGTACCTTGTACCCATGCTACTGAATCGCTTGGTGCTAAACGCAATGGCGAGTCAACTACAACAAATGCTGTTTCATTACGATCACTGTTTAGTGTTACCATTTCATCCATCATTTCTGGATAGCCTGGTGCTGCAATTAAGCGGAATGTTACTGTTTCTTCACGTAACTCTGTGCCTGATGCACTTGCTTGGAGTGCTGCAACTATTACTGCACGTTGTGCTAGACGACCAAATGAACCTGCGCCGGTTGCTTGATTTGGTGCATTGTTGCGCCATTTCCAAGCTGTTGTTAGGCTTGCATCATATTCGCGAACAGTGCTACTTGAGCGGCACATATTAACTGCTGATGTTCCAACTGGATAAAGCAATGGGTCTGGACCGCCTGGTAGTACATCACCAGATGCTACATAAGCGCCCGCTGCTGTGTCTAAATCAGTAATGTCACCAAATACTACACCTGCTGATGTTGATTGGTCTGTGTTATCTTTTAGTACCCATGCCGTGCCGCTGTGGCGATACATTACTGGGTATCCGTCTGCATCAGTATCAATCCAGTAATCGCCTGCTGATAGTGCGCCGCCTACTGAGTTTGTCAATGGTGCTGATGAACTGTATTGAACACTAGTTGCACGTACCCATTTTTGTACGCCACCGTCTAGAGCTACTTCAAATACTGCTAAGTCATTTACTGCATTGTCAAACCATAATGTACCATCAACTGGATTACCAACTGGTTGTGTTGTTGCTACGTTTACTACATAACCACCAGTTGCAACTGTTGGATCTGTTGAAATATCGTCCCAACCACTTTGAATATCATCCCAACGTCTAATTGTAATATCGCTTGCACCTACTACTAACCAAATGTCACCATCAACTAGGTTACGTGCTACTGCTCCAGTACCATCTTGGAATGTGTCTCCAATAACACCTGTTGGTGCCAATGCTTGTGCATAATATGGCTTCTGTGTTACAAATGCGCCGTTATCTGCTGTGTATAATTGTACATCAATGTTAACACCGCCGCCTGGTGTTGTTGTTTTAATCCACACATTACCAGTTACTGGTGATGCTGGTGCGCTATAGTGAGGTGCAAATGTAGCTGTTACTGCCACCCATGCTCCAGTATCGCCCACGTAGTACTCTACTTTTGTGTCTGAAACACCGTTTGCTACTGCTACTAGATAGTCGCCATCAACAACTGATGCTGTTGGTGCGCCACCTGAAGTAATTTCAACTGTTGGTGTTTTTGCTACCCAATCGTTGCCGTCAAACTCGAAGATGCCCCAGTTTGAAGTTGTTGGGTTAATCCAATATGTACCACTATCTACAGGACCTGTTGGTGCTGTTGATAATGGACGTAGTGAAGTTAGGTCAATGTCGCCGCGAACAATGTATGCTGCTGAGCTTTGACCTAGGAAGCTGTATGCCGCTAGCAAACCATATTCGTTAGTTTCATCACCTTGCACTACACCACCACTAACTTGACGGAAGTCTACGTTACCGAAAAATTGTGTTAGTTCACGTTGTGATGTAACTAAGATTGGTTTACCCGCATTGGCTTTTTTGGTATGTTTTGCAATACCGTCAGTCTCTGTACCAGTTGGGTCTACTTTGTTTTCGCCTGTTGCGATGAAAAGCATAGGCACTGTGCCTGTTCCTGCTGGACCATATACTGACTCGTCTGTTACTGAAACCTGTACGCCAGGTGAGACTAGATTTGCCATTTTGGAATTCTCCTATATCATAATTACGTAATTAGAATCTATGTTCTATACGTATTTAGCGGATTTTCAGGAAAAGGGGCTGAAACAGAGTTATATTAGTAGTTAACCTAAATGTTGCATTAACACACGAGTATTAAAAGCTAACTCAGATAGTCCACTGTTGTTGTCAATAGTATAATCTGCCATCCATTGTTCTAAACTCATCGAGTCTTTGGATTCAGATTCTAGATGCATACTTCTATCTACCCAGATGCAATAATCAAATACACCTGTATTTTTCATTGCAAAGAATTCACGCTTGTTGCGTAATCCACAATAGATATCATATTTTTTAAACATTTCACGGCCCAATGTAGCCGCGTCACTAAGATTATAATCGCAGATTGCATCATACCATTCTTTGCGATGGTTATGTCTATCTGCATAACATTCTTCTTCGCTAGTGTAGTTATACTTGTCTTTTAAATCATTATAGATAAAAAGTTTTGAACAAAATTGTGAACTACTTTCGAAACTGTATCCATATTCATCACGGAGTATTTCACACACTGTGTCTTTGCCATGACGTCCATGTCCAATTACTAGTAGTTTATGTTTCATTTGTTTTTCTCCTATTGTTTTTATATTATAATAGGATCTGGGCCGATAGTCAATCTATTTTTATAGATCACGTACAATTGGCCAGTTATATTCATAATATTCATGAACAAAACCATGATTTTGATCAACGTTATATTCAGTATTAGGCTTGCCGTGGCCTATACTTAGTATAAACTGAGGATAGACATAAGTCTCTTCAGGAAATAGACTAAATTTTGTTTGAACCTCATGCCATCTGCTCTTGTCTGGGCCGCATCCACAGAACCCAGTAGCATATCCAAGACTATTTGCTAATTTGGATATAAGGCCTGCATGAAATCCTAGTTGATACTTGCACTTTAAATTATCTTCATGGGTTGGGCCCGGGTGCAGCGGGAACCAAACGTAAACCAAAGGAGCCAATACTTGAGATTGCGGCGAAAATAGTCTATCGTGCAAATAAGATATTTTCTCCATGTCATTATGGATTCTCACAACAGTAAAGGTTTGTTGTCCTTGTTGTTGTGGAGGCTTTTCTACGTACTCATCGATTATTGCCAAATGCTCAGGTGTTACTTGATTGTCCCAATCCCAATTTCTTTGGCATCGAATTGTTTCATGTAATTGATCGTGTTTATATTCTGGTAGTGTTGTCATTTTACTTATTATCTTATTTTTATCCTATAACAAAGCCTAGACCAGCTGATCCATCGTTATACAGTGTCAGTTCAACTTCTAACTTGTCTATATCTTGTTGTGCATCAGTGCGCAGTTGATCTGCATTCATTGTTGTGCCGCCCTGCGGCCCTGCAATCTGTGTGAACTTACCACGTGCTTCTGCTAGCATTAATCTAACATGGGCAAATGCATAATCCTTAACCCACGGGCCCGCATGTGTATCTTCAAGAATATTATTATCTGGACGATAATTATACACATGAAGGAAACATGCATCATCGCCTTTGACTTTGCGGTGTAATACTAGTTTGTGATCACGCTCACGATAATTAAACATCATCTCCGCACCAAACAAACGTCCCATTGTTTCACGATGTTGGTGTACAAAATCAAACATTGCCAAGCCGCCCTGTCTATGATTGCCTAACATATAAGTGTTTAGGTATTGTGCTTGGAATGGCTCAAAGTCATTACCACTATTAGCGGTTACGCCGCTGGTTCTACGGTAAATATCTTTTACTTCAATTACTTCATTTGGGAGGGTGTATTCGCTTACATCTTCTTGCAGTTCAAGAAACAAAAAACTTTCTTCAACTGAGTTCTCTGCACGTTGGCGATATTTTGCTAATGACTTATCAATAGCAAGCTCATAATGTTCCGGGTCAAGTTCTACGTCAACCATTCCTCCGCCTAAGCGAAGTTCCATTTCTTTAATTAAATCATCTTTTGCACTCATAGGTAATTCTCCTACAAGTATTTATGCAAATGGGGACACTCAGTGTCCCCATTCACTATTATTTTGCAAACACCGCCAGTAGTATTGTTTCTTTATTGAATCTACCATTTAGTTTTGTGTCTGTAGTAGTTAGTTCTTGGAATGTCTTTACAGTCTTTGCTCGAGTGGTTTTCTTAACAATACCAAGAGTTTCTTTTGGTTTGCGCAATGTCTTTTGTACACTTTTTTCCTCGTCGTATCCAGTGATAGTAGTTCCCTTCACTCCAAAACCACTTCCTTCTCGCATCAAGCCTTTTGGATCTACATTGCTTGCATAGTAAATGCCTAGTTTGCGGTTTTTAGTATTATATACTACTGCAATATTAGCACCGATAAGCGAGCTTGGAGGAACACTTGCGATACCATAATCAGTATCACTCATTTTATACTGTAACTTCTTAACCAGATCATCTGCGCTCTTAGCTTTTACTTTACGTGGTGCTCTCGACGTCTTTGCTTCAGCAGCAATAATATCACATGCATCTACAATTTTAGTATAAAGTTCCAGTAAGTTCTTTAGGCCCTGAGTGCTAATATGACTAAACCCTTCTTTAAGTTGTTCCCATTGATCTCTGTCATACTCTGACATCTTTTTAAGTTCAGCCGGCTTAGGGTAATTGGTTACCAAGTCACGCATTTCTTCAAATTCACCAACATAAAAGGTCTTAATATGCCGAGCGTGTCCTGCTTTGGCTTGTACTGATCGTAACATTTTAACTGGATCAAATTTCTTTACAGCATCTTTATCTTCGTACTCAAAGTCATCTACATATTGATCTATTTCCTCAGACATTCGAACACATGCCTCATGCATTAGCTCACGAATACTTGGCTTATAAATATTTTCAGTTGCTTTCTTTTCAGCATCAGCTTTTTCTTTGGCTTCTTCCATAAGAGGCTTGCCGTTTTCAATCGCTTCATTAATTCTAAGTAGAATTAACTCAGTAGTTGGATTTATTACTCCGCCAGTACCAGCTAAACTCTGCCAATACTCGTCGTGTGGCTTGTAGTAGTCTGGCATGCCCATTGTTAACATACGACACAAGTAACCAACTTGCTGTGTAATCCTAAACTTATTATCAGATTTTGCGGCCCGGACATCTTCTTTAGTGAAGCCATTGGCAAGCATCCAATCATATGCCATATCAATCAAATCACCTGATTTATAATTTGCATAATAGTACTGACTAGCGGACCGGCGTGCATGGTGAAATTTCTCTCCGGACCATTTCTCCCAGCCATCCCAACGTGGATCAACTAATTGTCCTTTGCGAAGTTTTGGTGCTTGTACTTTTACTTTTTTTGCTTTAGCCATTGTTTGCTCCTATAACAATTGTGTACTAACGATTGCATATTTTTTTGTCATTGTCAAGTATTTTTTTAATTACTAAAATTATACTTTCCTCGCTGTGAGTTTTTCCTTTGGTAATTCGTATTTACTAGCAACACCTTTGCCATTAACCGAATTGTCAATAGCTGTAGACTCATCACTAGCATAAGCATAACCAAGAAATATATTGTCATCATTTGTATAAATCTCCCATGTGTAAATTAATGGTAGCATTTAAGCTTCTACCTTTTCAACTTGTTTAAATCCAGACATTGCAACTTTATACTCAACGCCGTCAATCTCAAAACGATCACCCATCATTGAACTACGCAAGCCCATTGTATTGCCTGTGCGCTTAGACACTGGGAGATCCGCTAGTACAGTTACATTATCATTCGCATCACTGCCAATTTTCATTGACCAAGAACCATCAACATTGTTTGTATAACGCCAAGCATATTCGAGACAATCATTTGTGGTACCGAAAGCTGAAATCTCTTCAGGAACATTAATTTCTGCTACTGGAGTATAACCTAGTACTTCACCTGTGTAACGGTCAAAGTCTGCGTGATTAACTGTGATTTTCATAGTGATTCTCTTTCTCTCTTATTACTTAATTACTATACAGTAAGACGTCTTGGTAGTCAAGCTATTTTTTATGCTACCTCATAGCCTATTACAGTTTCCAAATATCCATTGCCGTACTCATCAGCAATAGCCATTATGATTTGCTCACGTGGCTCCGTATCCATTCGATCGATTCTTGCTATAGCACCATCAATGTCATTAGAATCAATCATATACCGCACTGCCTGAAAATCAACCGCATCGGCCAGATATAGATCAGCAAGATCCATAGGTGCTTCTACGCTATAGCTGAATGTTTGATCAATGAGTTTCTGTATCGACATGATTATCTCCTTTATTACTTAATTACTATACAGTAAGACGTCTTGGTAGTCAAGAAAAAAGCGAACATTGTTCGCTTTCTTTTTAGTTATCTTGTATTTGTTTTTCAAACTCTCGCAAACGTTTATACACACTTGCTAGTTCAATAATAGTAGGCCATGCTTTAAGCAAGTATTGCATACTGCCTTCCACACGCCCAAATGCACGGATAATCTGTTGCATAACACCTAGTGTTACTGCACCTGCCACAATAGCTGGTGCTAAGAATACATATGCACTTAGTACGTTTGCTTGTAGATATGCAACTCTGCCAATATTGAAATACATATAACGCAAGTAACTGGTAAAGTGAATACTGCGAACATCTTCAAATAATTCTTGTATTGACTTGGGACGAATTGTTTCATCATCTTCAGCAATAACCAAAATCTTACGATATGCCGCTTCTTTCTTTTGCAAGTCATATTCTACGCCAACAAGACGCAACAGCCAACCGAGCGCAACAAGAAATAATGTACCGCCAATACTCCACACAAGAGCACCAGTAACAAGACCATATTGCCAGTCTCCAAAGAAGAAGATTGGAATACCCACACTTAGTCCCAATAGAATTGGAACAAACTGTACCAATACCATAATTGATTCAATAAAGCTGGTACCCAAGCCTTCCATAATACGTGTGAATTTAATTGTGTCTTCTTGTACACGTTGAGCGGCGCCTTCGATTGTCCGAGCTTTATCATATACACTATGATACCACTCAACCATTGCAGAACGCCAACGGAACAAATAGTGTGCCGTGAAATAAGCTACTACGACTGCAATGCCCACATAAATTGCCGCTAGATAGATAAACGTACCCAAGCTAGCCCAATACTCTCCAATAGTAATTGCGTTAGGTTGGCCTAATGCTTTTTGGATCATATCGTAAAATTGTCCAAACCATTCGTTAATCTTAACGTCGATTTGTACCTGTATCCATAGTGAACTTAGAATAGCCGTTGAACCCAGCCATGACCATAGCAACCATTCCCGGGTTGTAAAAAATCTAAACATATTTTTTCCTTTTAATAATATATACTCAAATACAGAGTATATCTATTATATTATACACATGTTTGAATAATTGTCAAGTCAAAAATATTTTTTAGAAGCCGCCGACAGGTCTCGGCATTTCAGCAATTGGTTTTACTGGTTGTGGTATAGATTCCATTGGGACAAATAGCCAAGAGTCTTTTGTTCCTGAATTGCCTTTTTTAAATTTACCAACAACGCCTAGTCCTTGGTTTGCAGCAGCTTCTTCCTGTAGCTTTTTCATAGTCTTTTTGTTTTCATCGGTGTAATCGATTCTGTAAAATTTAGGATCACGATCTTCATCATCAGGATCCTCCGTTCTAGCAACAAAGAAAATATCAGGCTTTGACATCTCTACCCATAACACTTTCACGTCGTGATTTGGTACTCCGTCAATAGGCGTACCTTGAAGTGCAAATATAGAATATGCAGTAAATACGCTACTCGATAGTATTAATGGCGTAAGAATAAAAAGAATTAAATAATTCTTTTTACTGACAATCAATGCATATATACTGACTGTTGCTAGTAAAAATAATAAAATAAATGCAATATTTAACATGTTATTGTTCTCCTGGTCTGGAAGCTCTAGGGACAATTTTTCCATTGTATTGAAACAATCCTGTAACAAAACCGTCATCGTTAATTGTAAACCCAGGCAAGTTAATAATGTGTCCTTGATTTTGGATATACACGGTCTTTTTGTAAATTATACGATATGGATTAACCTTTGTAACAACAACTGTTACTGGCATAGGTAACTCTACATTTCTTCGCATTGGGTCATTGCGTACACCGTACCCATGCACTGCTACATGAACATCTCCAGTGTATTCTCCACGTATTGTAATTGTTTCTGTGTTAACTCTTATGAGCTTTCGAACACCATCAACTTCAATTATATCGTTTGAGGTTCCTAGGTCGTCACGATCTAAATGCAACGGAGCCTGTTGCTTGTTGCTAAATCCAACTGGATTGCTGTTACCTAGCTGCACCCATAAATCAATATCATCAGCTGACTCATCTGGCCAGTTGACAGTTATCAAATATTCTGCTTTAGACGGAATATCACCTTGTTTCGAAATAGGATTAATTAACAAAAATGCAATAATAAAAAGCATAACAAATCCAATAAGGACATTGAATAGCAAGTCATTAAATGCTAAATTGCTACTACCCCTGCGATTTGATTTCATTAGAAACTCTCACTAACAATAATTTGTACCTTTAATGCTAAACTAACAATTAACCCAGCCAATGTAGTTAGAAGTGCGGTACTCATGCCGGCTGCCATATCAGATATAACTTTTCTCATACTATTGACATCACTAGGGTCGATATCAGCAAAGCTACTTCCTAACATCATCATAAATCCGATTACAGTGCCTATCATACCAACTGTCATAGCGGACTCTGCAATAAACCATGTATAGTCAAAGTTGTTTTGTTTTTTATACGTAATGTATCCAATTAAAATTGAGCCTATAACCAAAAGTGACATGATTAAAAAACTTAAATATGTTACATCATTCTCAATAATAAAATTAATAGCGGAAAAACTCACCGCAATACCAACCAAGACTGTTTGTATTGTAACAACTAACCACCACATCATGAATCTTTTATCCATAAGTAATTTCTCCTATTTTAGATAGAGCATCCCTACCTCATCATTAGTATTTAGCTAAATACAATATAAGGAAATATTTATGCCAAGACTAAGTTTATATAAACCCTACAAAGGAAATGATTTTAAATTCATGGACAGAAATATCCGTGAACAATTTGATATTGGTGGCGTGGGAGTGCATGTACACAAGTATCTAGGCCCAAAGCCAGTAAACGATAGTTCGGATCCAAGTGAGCCAAACTACGGAAGCGGGTATGAACAAGATCATTTATTTGGCGAAGAAACAAATCCAGATGGGAACATTGACGAGACCAAAATACAAGATTTACTGTTTATGGAAAATCGTGATCGTAAATATGATCCAGACGTGTTTGATTTGCGTGGCGTGTACAATGTAAGTGACAATGATTTTGATTTAAGTCAATTTGGTTTATTTTTAACAAACGATACATTGTTTATTACTTTCCATACAAATGACATGGTGGAGAAATTGGGACGTAAACTAATGCCGGGCGATGTTTTAGAGTTGCCACATTTGCGTGATGACCTATTATTAAATCATGACAGAGATGCAGTCAACAAGTTTTATGTGGTACAAGATGCCAATCGTGGCAGTGAAGGTTTTAGTCAAACTTGGTATAGTCACATTTGGCGTGTTAAAGTGGCTCCCCTAACAGACACACAAGAATACGCAGACATCCTTGGAACTGCAAGTGATCCAGATAGCTTGAAGCAGAGTTTAAGTAGTTATGCTACTGAAATTAATATTAGCGAGTCAATTATCAAAAGTGCTGAAATTGCTGATCCAAAGGGATTGCCCCTAATAGATCATCTGTTTGGTACAGACCAAGAAGATGATTCATATCAGCACGGCGAAACATTGAGTACTGGAGATCAATTTCCAGCAAATCCAAATGATGGAGATTACTTTGTACGTAGTGACTTCCAGCCTGAAAGATTATTTGTATTTCGTGGTAGTAGATGGCAACGTCTATATGACATGGAAAATAAAAATACTTGGAGCGATAGAACATATAATGCAAGTCAGTTCATAGAGAACAATAATACCACAGTTGTAGACAATCAAGAATTTCCTGAGCGCCAGGCGCTTAGTAAAGTTATCAAACCAAAGAGCGATTTTGAATAATGGGACAATATTTTTACGACAAACAATTAAGAGGATATATCCAACAGTTTATTAGGCTGTTCGGTGGCTTTAATGTACAGATGGGACTTAATAATGACAGGCTTCCAATTTTTCAGAAGGTTCCTGTACGTTATGGCGACATTAACCGTATGGCCGCGCATATTACTCGTGAAAACAGTGAGAACATCGTAAACACTGTTCCTCTTATTAGCTGTTATGTTACAGATTTAAATATGGCGCCGGAAAGAAGAATACACCAAGAGCATGTTGACAAGGTACAAGTTTTTGAGAAAAAGAAAAACGATGTCACTGGAAAATATGAGAATGATGTAGGTGCTAGATATGAAGTACAAAGATATATGCCAGTACCATACAACCTTATTATGAACTGTGACATATGGACATCTAACACTGACCAAAAATTACAACTATTGGAACAAGTTATGGTACTTTTCAATCCAACACTTAACATCAGAACAAATGACAACGCTGTAGACTGGAGTAGTTTAAGTTATGTGGAAATGACAAATAGTATTTGGAGTAGTAGAAGTATTGGTAGCACAATTGATGACATCATAGATGTTTCTACATTAACATTTACTATGCCAATATGGATCAACCCTCCTGCTAAAGTTAAACAGCAAAAACTTATTCATACCCTCATAAATGAATTATATAGCTTAGATGACCAGAATTTAGATTTGTTTAGAGAAGATAAACCATTTAATACAGAAACGTTGCAATACACAGTTGTTACATTTGACCAAATGAAATTGGAATACAATGATGGGTCAGCATCATTACTTAATGAAAAAGGTTCAATACTCGATGAAAATGGCAATCCTTTAGAATGGAAGAATTATTTAACTCAGTTTGGAGAATTGCGTCCGGGTATCAGTCAAATTAGACTACGCAAGAGTAATGACCCAAGTGACAAAGATAATGACATTATTGGGAAGCTGTCAGAGACTTCTAATCCAAATATTATCAGTGTTGATATTGATACTGATACATTACCACTGAATACAGTGAATGCAGTTGACGCAGTTCTTGATCCAACCAGAAATTATCCTGGAGACGGAGTTGTTCCCCCAGCTAGCCAAGGTCAACGTTATTTGCTCACAGGTGATATTCCACAAGGACCAATTTGGCCAGGCTTAACTGCTGTGACAAATGATATTATCGAATTTAATGGAAGTGCATGGACGATATCATTTGACTCTGCATCCAATACTAATCAACAATATATGCTCAACAATAGCACCGGAAATCAACTTGAATGGAGCGGTACTGAATGGTTTAATAGTTTTGAAGGAATATATAAACCAGGTTTCTGGAGACTATATTTATAAATGCTGTTCGGAGGACATAGGTGCCATCATAAAAAACTATACACTGGTGATAGTCTGACCAATGACGAGCTTGATCAGTTATATTCAAATACAGATACAATCGAATTTAAATTAGATATGTTGTCTTTTCCGCACTTGATTGATTTGCCATATGTAACACGCCATTATCCCAATATTAAAAATGTTCGAATATATCATACAGATCAGTTTTTATTAAGAGTTGACTTTTGTACGCTTGATCAAAGAAACTGGTGTGAGGATGTCATCAGATGGGCAAAAAAAAGTTTAAATGTTTCATATGATGTTAAAATACAAGAAAAACCGTTCAGAGAACAAAACTATATACACATGTTAGGTCGACTTAAAAAGTTGCATTACAGCGAAGGTTTTATTGACGATTTAGAAGAATTTATTGAAACAGGGTGGGGAATGGATCATAGCATAGTAAATTATATAAATGTTATGCAACAGTGGAATATTAATTTCACTGGAAAAGAATATTTGGAGTTTATCAATGAACGCTAGCGGCTGTGTAATACTTTCTTTAGATACCGGGAGAATTATGCTTCAGCAACGAGGCAGTGATACCAGTCATCCTCGCACCTGGGGATTTTTTGGTGGCAAATCTGAAAATCAGGAAAGACCTGTAGAAACTTTACTTAGAGAGTTGCAAGAAGAAATCGGAGGAATACCATCTTACGATAAAATAATTCCCCTTAATACATTTACTAGCTCAAATAAAAAATTTATATATTATACATTTGTAGTTTTAGTTAAGAGAGAATTCATACCAATACTAAACACTGAAAGTGACAGTTTTGCATGGGTTAATATCAATAGTTGGCCGAAACCATTGCATCCGGGAGTAAAAGCACAACTGTACAATAAAAAGATTATACAAAAGTTAAAAACCATCTACGAAGAAAAATCATAGATGGTTTTTTATTGTTTTCAGTAATCTTTTACTTATTCAGTAATTTTCTTTTTCATACTTTCTACAAACTGTTCACGTAGCCATTCAAAGTCATTAATTTTATTTAATGCTTCAATGTCTCCTTGGTTAGCTGCTCCGTATGCTTTGCCTTCTAGAGCGCCTTTGATACAATAACGACCAAAACGTCCACCATTGTCTACAGTACACCATGTTTCCAAACGCTCGTCTGTTTCAGCTTGTTTCTGGTTGGGGTTAACTGATGACGCTAGTTTTACACATTCACGGAAAGCACTACGCCATGTACGGAATGGATCTTTGTTAAATCGTGTAATATTACTTACATCACTAACTGGTTGATAAAAACTTACACCTGTTGTAAAGTCTGGCAAAACGTGTCCCATTTCCAATAGTTGCTTGCGTGGGAATAGTTTTACACCGCCATATCCGTACTCAAGGTCGTTGATTGGGTTTCTCGCACTCCATACATAGGTAGTATTGTCTCTTTTGGACATTGGAGGGATATAATCAAAATTGAATCCTGGAAGTACATCTGCGTCAGCATCAACAATATATACCATTTCGGTAGATGCTTGCTCTGCTGCTTTTTTGTGTGCCGATCCAATGCCTTCAACATTTTTTACGTGAATTGCATCTGGATAAATTTCCTTTAGCTTTTGGTAGTTACTATCTGCTTCTGCTTCGTGAAAGCTAATCATAATAACATCGAAGTCAGTTTTGCTGTATGTTGCTGTAATTTTATTTTTTAATTTTCCATTTACTTGGCCGCCTGTTGGCACGAGTTTTACGTCTCCCCAGGCTACTGGAGTACCAGTTCGTTTAATTACTCTTGGGAATTCATGTATATAGTTTGCGTGAGAGCCATCAACTCTATAGTGCCAAGGAAAATCTTCTCTAATATTTCCTACGCCTTCATCAACAACCCAAACCATAGGGGCTTCACCTGCATATTCTGACGCCAATTCCAATAGTGAATTTAAGGTTTTAATCTTTGGTGCAGTAATAACTGGATAGCTTTGGAAAATAAACTTTTTTAATCTGTCCCAAGGCGTAATTACATTTTGTCCTTCATATGATAATTTTAATCCGGATAAGTTTAAGTTGTTCATTTGCAATCGCCTTTAATTGTATATGTTCTAGTACCCACATGAGAGATATATTCGCTCAGGTCATTGTCTAGCCATATTTTATATTTATAACTTTTTGCTTTCTGGCAAAAGTATATATCCTCGCCTACTAAATTTGTATAGTTATCATTCCATTCTACACTAAAAAATGGCCGAGAAATGTTTTCATAAACTTCACGTTTAACGAGCATACACCCTAGTCCGACTGCAAAAATTTCCTGTAGTCCGGTACCAGACATTACTCTATCGTCTAAATGATTTTGTGAAGTGAATGCTACTGGTCTATGAGGAGGAACTCTCGTGCTGTAATTACATGCAACAATATCCTTTTCATGACCCAATAATGCTTCAATAGTAAACGTTGGAAATCCCATATCGCTATCTAACCACAAAATATGAGTACAATCAGTTGCTAGTATCTCATCAACTAATTGTTGCCTTTGCATTGCAACTTCACTACCCATAACCATATGTAATGACACTTTTTGTCCAGTCTCGCCACACTTTTTCATAAGCATAGCGAGACTTTGAGTAAAGGTTGTCGTTACATGATCGCGCACAGGAACGGATATTGCAATTTTTGTGTCTTGTACTTTTTTATGATAAAAGTTAGGAACACTTACCATTATAATAAATTAGTCTACTAGATCGGCGCTAAGTTCGGCCTCGATCTCACGTACTGATTCATTCAATGTTTTAGCTAGTGCTGTAGCACCCTTAACACATGCTGTAAAAGCATCATCATTTAGTGCTACCATGTATGCCATATGTTCTGGCTGTACTTTGCCAATTGTTAGGATATCAACTGCTGCTAGTTTTGAAAGACGTTGTACCCAATATTCCTCTTCTGTTGATTCCATGTCAGCAATTAGTGCTTCCAAGTCACCGTTTGCTTTTACAAATTCATCAGCAACTTCTTGTAATACTGTCGCATCTGGATGATTTTGTTCTTTTGCTTGAGTTAATTCTGCATGTAATGCATGTGCTTTTCTAGCAATAGTTGGATGTGCGCCAAGCACAAATGTTTCGATTTCAAATCGTGTTCGAATACTCATAGTTTTCTCCTGTGATTTCTATTTGAGTTATAATACTTAAATGTATTATAGTATAAATTAAAAGTACTGTCAAGGTTTTTCTTAACAGTACTTTTAATTATGTTACGCTGATGCGCCTGTTGAATTAGGGTTCTGCCAGCCGCCAAATGTGGCTGATAATTTAATGTTGGTAGTTACATTTGGTGAAATGAATGTACCTAGTTGATACAATGATACGGTACCACTTAGGCCAAAGTAGTTACGTACTGTACTCATCGAAATTGTTGAACCAGTTGCTGGTAATGCCATCTTATCGCTCCTTAATTTTTATTAACGTTAATAACAATCTATATAAGGTTGTTATATGTATTTATGCTATTGTAAATTTTATTTTATGATTATATTACTCTAATGACTTGACCCATCTGAACTTTTCTGGCCCGTGCATATTATATGGTGTCAAAAGTTTATCTTTCCTAATTTCATTTAATTCGTCAGTGTAATGTACAATTAAATAATGGTTCATTTCTTGTATAGCAACGGCTGATTCCATAAAAATCTGAATTACGAATTTTCTCCCTAGTAATGTTACGTTATGAGTAAAAGGTATTCCTGTTTCATCTGTATAGCGCTGCATCATCGCAATTGCTTTCTTGCACCATTCTGATTGTTCAAACTCAGCGATACTTTCAAATTTTAATGGTCCACCATAAATTAAAAATTTGTGTCCTCGTGACCCATCTAAATCTAAATCATATTTTTCCATTTAATTTATCAATCTCCTGCTTTAATTCTTCAATTTTCAAGTTTTGTTCTTTAATAGCTTCAATCAATACACCAACAATGTTACCATATGCTACTGACTTCAGTCCTTCATCGTTAGTGTGTACTACTTCAGGAATAACATCTTCAACCTCTTGTGCAATTACTCCGATGCTCATTCTGTTGTCTTTTTCAAAACTTACGCCCCGTAATGCTTTTACTTTTTCCAAAGCGTTATCTATTTGTACTACATTATGCTTAAAACGTCTATCTGAAAATGCAGTGACGTCACCAGTGGCTACAATGTTACCAGTTACATTTAGTGTACCAGCTGTACCTGCAACTGTGCCGATTGTCAATGTTCCTGTCATTGTATCGCCATCAGTATTAATAAATCTTGAATCTGATTCTGATTCAGTATAGTAACGTCCGTCATGGGTATGACTGTCATTTGTCACTTCGGCATTCAATGTTACGTTTTGACTACCATCAACACTCACATTTCCTGATAAATCTCCACCAAGTGTAATAGTTCTAGCTGTATCCCATTTACTTGCACTTACTGCATTTGCAGTAGAACTTAGCTTCCCATCTAATGCGGTTTGTAAGCCAGTAATAAATGATATCGGGTGACTTGTTGGATGGGTATATACAGTATCAGTGAAAACTGCACCTGATGGTACATCTGTCAGTACTTGACTATCATCTACTTTAGCATCTAATGCGGTTTGTAGTCCGTCTACGTTGGCAATAGTATGATTGTGACTATCATCTAATACTGTTACAGATAGTGTTACATTTTGTGATCCGTCAATACTTACATTACCAGAGGCGTCGCCACCAAGAGTAATAATCCTTGCCGTATCCCATTTACTTGCGCTTACTGCGTTTGCAGTGGCATTTAATTTCGTATCAATATTGGCTTGCAGTGTACTTTGTAATGATGCATTTGCTGCTGTTGCAGCTGCGGCTACAGCAGTATCAGCATTATCAACATATAATTTGGTAGTTGCATGACTATTATCTACCGGAGCCTGTGTTAAGTCTACTTCTCTGGCAATAAAACAATCTGCTTCCATTGCGCCCAAGACAAAACTTGCATCGCCAGTATTAATATCTCCGTTTGGTTCTGGTGCGTATTCACTGAACACTTTCCATCTAGTAGCACTAGCATCGTAAAATACACCAACGTGTGTGTAACCTGGTGCTGCCGTGCCGGTGTTGATGTTACTAAAAATGCCAGTATCAACAGCCAATGGTGCTGCTGTGCCACTCCATATGTCGCCCAGCGTGTGTCCAGTAGTTGAAGTCGCTTGGAATTTAATGTTGTTATCTAAATCTTGCTCGCCACCAGTAATTGCAATCCCAGTTGCTTCAGTAGTGGCGAAATTATCTTTTGACCATTCAAAAGTATCAGTAGCTCCAGTACCGTCAATTCTAACATAATATGTAGTTGTAGTAGTGCCTTCATAATAACCTTCAAACGAAGCATCGTCTAATCCAGTACCAGTAAACACGGTATTGTCAGCACCAATAGCATCTCCTTGGTTTAAGTAGATAAAACTATCATCTACACTTAGATTCGCTGCGCCAATACTAACTGTTGTACCTGTAACAAATAAGTCGCCGCCGACAGTTAAGTCGTTTGTTACACTTACATTTGCAGGCAAGCCTACTGTAACTGATGCAGTTTCACTACCGCTTCCCGACACTTCGATTTCATTCAATGTTCCAGAAACACCAGCAACATAATTACCAGTAGTATCTGTACCAAGAGCTACACTATCAGTGTCTACACTTGATGCTTGAATTCCTAATGCATCAATTACTGTTTTTGTTACTTGTGTATCTGTATACGAATTAGCTGTTGCTATTGCATCAGACTCTGCTGTATCAGTGTATGTTTGATATGCAGATGTAATTGCTGTTTCACGTGTATCTGTGTATGCATTCGCTGTTGATATTGCATCAGACTCTGCTGTATCAGTGTATGTTTGATATGCAGATGTAATTGCTGTTTCACGTGTATCTGTGTATGCATTGGCTGATGTTTCTGCTGTATTTGCTTTTGATGTTGCGTCAGCCGAGGCTGTTGCTATTGCATCTGCTTCTGCTTGATCAACATACGCCTCTGTAGTATAATTATTATCTGTTAAGTATGTCTGTACTCTAAGATCAGTATAATATAAATTAGATGCTTCAGGAATATCATTAGTTGTTAAACTTCCAGTCCCTGATGATACTGCGGCGTCTGTGTATGCATTGGCTGATATTACTGCATCTGCTTCTGCTGTATCGGTGTATGTTTGATATGCAGTTGTGATTGCTGTTTCACGATCATCAGTGTATGCATTGGCTGATATTACTGCATCTGCTTCTGCTGTATCAGTGTATGTTTGATATGCAATCGTGATTGCTGTTTCACGATCATCAGTGTAAGTGTTAGCGGAAATTAGCGTGGCTGCATCTCTTGCGTCAATATAGTCTGTCAATGCACTTTCAGAATCTATAACGTCTGAAAGTAACGCAAATGTACCAGTAATACTGGGCAAAGTTAATACACTATCTTCAGTAACACCAGTAGGTTCAGGTGCCTGTATTTTTATTTCTCTTGGGTCAGCAATTGGCCCTTCAAAAACTAATCTCGCACCATCTCTCAACCAAACTATTTTGTCATCACCTGAGTTATCTGAGTCAGGATATAAACTAATACCGGCTGGAGATCTTAATTCTATATCACCAGTCAGTGAAGATGATGTTAGAATGTTCTCGTTTATTTGTGATAAGTCTTTAAAAGCCACTTTATTTCTCCATATCTATATATTGTATTTATGCTTATTATGGAGTTTCTTGATAAGTAGAAGGTACAAACTGTATCCAAGCGGTGCCGTCATATCCTTCAAACATCTTTGTCTGTGTGTTAAAGAAAATCATACCTTCTGATGCTGGTGACGGCCTTTCTGATTCTATTCCCCTTGGAGATCTAAAAACAGTGGGATATAAAGCGCCTGAATTATCAATTACAGGTTGTCCTTGTGAATTAATAATGTTACCTTGTAAATTTCCTACAAAACTAGATGCTTCTATACTTTCCAGTACCAATGTTGACTTATCACTGGAAACTGGGCTAATATCATTATTGGATTCTGTGCTTGTATAGTTTTCTATCAAATAATATTTTTGAGTTTCCACATCTCTAACCAAACCACTATAGGTGTCTGTACCGATCTTTCCCAAAAATCCAATATCAGTAGCTGTTGTGTTGTCTTTTCCTACAACTACTACTGGGTCACTAAAACTGGTCTGTGTGCTTTGCAAGTTAGTGGTTTGTATTGTTCTAAATGCCATCATTTTCTCCTAATCGGACTTAATATATTATATATGTATTTATTCATTCTGGTTATTTAATATTGATTCCATAATGGACTTGATATTTTCCATTTTATCATCTAAATGCTTTACTGCTTCAACTAAAATTGCTAATACCAATCTATCATTTTCTGACAAAACTGTTTTTTCATTATTATGGATGAACATATTATTCAAGTCTTCTGCCCGTATACCAGAATTTTCTCCATCAGTTACACCCTGCAATTCTATGAGTTTGCTCAGGGCACCAGATATTATTTTTAAGTCATCCATTGGGCAATCCATTTTTTATAATCTGTTCAGTTTTTTCATTTTTTAGCCCAGTGATTTGCATAGTTAGTCTATGAAATGATGATGCGTTTGCAGTGGCATGTGGGGTGTTTGGCCAATCAAAAATATGAACATCACCTGCTTTCCAATTATCATATATTAAATTTCCATACATAAAAAACTGTCCTGGTTTCCAATCCTGTAACATAATAGTCAGTCGTACTACTCGGCTCGGGTCCTGGGGATGTATTTTCCATAATTCATCGTCAACGTGTATTCTATACATCCCTCCTGGGGGTTGTATCACAAGCCTCGTTGTATGAGCAATACCTTCTATCGAGTGGTCTTCAATGGAAAACATTTTTTGTAGTTTTTTTAGTTCATAAAATGGTGTGGATGGATCAGTAAATGCCTTAGATGTTATGCTCTTTATTGTTCCTGATAATTTGTCATAGTTAGGCGCAGTAAATGCCAAATCTTCTGTATTCTCTTCATATTTAATAAATCGATCTGCCGCATTAGTAATGTCTTGAACTTCTTGACTGAACATGTCGCCCACATTTCCTAAAATTTTAAACCAATCACCCGGTTGGTCCTGTGTAGTTTCATCGAAATGATATTCACTGTTTGACATATTACATTCCCATCTTCCCTGAAGAAACTTCTTATTCGGTAATATTATATTTTTGTTCCAATCTGTATTATGCCTCATAATCTAAATTTCCTACAAATTTTAATACTTCATCAACTGTATTAGCCCCAGTGTCGTCCATAAACATTTTAATTAGATCAGCAATTTGACCTGGTGCAAATTGTTCAACCGACGGTATATCTTTAAAATACATACTATCACACGTATATACTCCACAATGTATTTTATCCATACCACTTATGTAAGAGGCGGTTGCACTGTGCTGTCCCTCCCACAAATAGTACTTTCCATTAATTTTAGCTACACTACTAGCTCTCAGTAATGCTGGGTGAAAGTTTTCTAAAATATCCAGAACATGCTGAACGTTAAATGTGTCCCATTGATTTTGCGTAACATACAATTCATCATATGGGATATCCAACCATTGCAACTTGTCGAATCTAATATCGTACGTTCTTTCAAAAGATAAAATTTCAGAGTGATCTATGTGTTTCATAGTTCTATTTATTCATAAAAAAGGAGCAGTGTTTCCACTGCTCCAATAATATTAAGTAATTTTAAATTACTTAGATGCTTTTAATTCTGCTACTTGAGCTGATAGTTCTTTAACAGCTTCAATTAGTAGACCAGTAATGTTACCATAAGCAACGTGACGAACACCATTTGCGTCTGTCTTAACTGCTTCTGGTAGAACTGCTTCAAGTTCTTGAGCGATAACACCAGTTGAAACTGAGCCATCTTCGATACGCTCGAATGTTACACCACGGATCGCTTCAACACGACCTAGCGCACCATCAATTACTTGAACGTTAGTTTTTAGGCTATCATCTGAATAAGCTGTGATATCACCAGATGCTGTGAAGTTACCAGTGAATGAACCGCTCATTGCAACGCCATCTGCTGACACTGTGATACCGTTACCGCCACCAACGTGGAATGTACGGCTAGCACCTAAGCTACCGCCGCCTGTTAGACCGTTACCTGCTGTCATTACTGTACCAGTTGATGCTTTGCCGCCTAGTGCAGTTGTAATTGACGATGCGTAACTTGCATTATCACCAATAGCTGCCGCTAGTTCATTAAGTGTGTTTAGTGCCGCTGGAGCACCGGCAACTAGATTGTTGATTGCTGTTGTGATATCAGCTGGTGTTGCTTTAGTATCTACAAGGTCTTTAAGAACTTTACCTTGTGCTGCTGATAGTGACTGGTCTGTAGCTGTTGATGTTAGACCATTAACAACTGCACGCCATGTGTTTGTGTTAGCATCTGAAATTGATACTGACTCTGATGTACCGTCACCCTTATGAATTGTGATTGTGTCGTTTGATACTGTTAGCGCATCTGTTGCTCTCATTACTTGTGCTGAATTAGTAGTTGCATAAGAACCTGCTGTTTGATAACGACCATCTAGATCAACCGCTACTGAACCACTGTTACGTGTCAGTGTTAGAACACCGTTTGATGTGCTGAATGCTGCACCTGTTACATATGTGTTGCTGTTAGCATCACTTGTTGTAACTGAGAACGTTGTGTTGTCACCACGTGTAAATGTAATTGTATCGTTTGATACTGTTGCACCTTTTACATACGCACTTGAACCAATTGAAACTTTGTTTCCCAGTGCAGTTGTGACTGATGCTGCATATGATGCGTTATCACCAATTGCTGCTGCTAGTTCATTAAGTGTGTTTAGTGCCGCTGGAGCACCTGCTACCAATGAATTAATTTTTGTATCAATACGTGAATCAATTGTGCTTGCTGCTGATGAACCTAGTGATAGGGCACCGTCAACTCTTAGTGTACCGTTAACATCTAGAGTATCGCCTGAGTCAATGCTAACATCGTCTGAGAAGCGTACTTCCTTCTTGAAACGTGTCTCGCTGTTAACTGTGTTTCCAAAGCTCTCATCGTCTGCGTCAGTTGCTTCACCGTCTGTAGTTGTTAGCTTTGTTGCTAGAATAGAGATGTTACGCTCAATGTCAGCCATACGACGTAGACTTGACTTTGAACCTGACATGACGATATCATCATCTGCAATTGTT